TGTAACCTGCCAGTTATCGAATGTGCGGTTACCAGCCATCTTTACCTTGCGACCGAAGTATGGAACATCGATCTGACCAACGATTGAAGATGGAATCGAAGTAGCCTTACACACAAAGCGGAATTGATTTTCCGCTGTTGGTTCAGCAATACCAGCCGGTAGCGTCATGAATACTTCGAAAAGCGAAGCTCTTGCGCCACCGTATGGCAAACCTTGTGAGGCGAACGTAGATACATTAAAGGGCATTAGTTTTTCTCCCTATCCTTTCTATTATTTAGTTCGCCTTTTAGAACTTACCTACAACTTCAGTGAAGTCAACACCCGTGCGAACTGCTACGAAGTTGAGCTGGATGAAGTTGATCGAACGAGCAGGCTTGATGTAGATATCACCGACGAACTCGTTGCGGTCAATAACTTCTGGCGTATTGTTTGTTTCGTCGCAAACAACGCGGAAGTCTGTGATACCACGACGACCCTGAACGTCACGCAGGAATGGTTCTACCAGAGCCTTGAACTGAGCACGAGTGAACGCGTCGTTGAACTCGAACAGAGTGTACTTAGCTGCTGTAGCGATTGCCTTTTCCAGAACAATGAACAGACGACGAACATTGATGCGGTCGAAAGCGGATGGCTTTGTCAGCATTGTCTTATCGCCGAACAGGATAGTTCCTTCGCCTGGGAATGTTGTAATCGGGTTGATACCAGCCTTGTAAAGAGCATCACGTTCTGTCTTGTTAGGATTGAACGCAAGCTTGATTACATTCTTGATCTGACCGCGATTGAAACCAGCTGGTGAATACCAAGGATCACGATCAATATCTGTACGAACCATTGTACCAGCTGTATCGCCGTTGCAAGGAACATATCGGAATAGATCGTTATACTTATCGTATTGATACTTCCATCCAGAGTCGATTACTGCATAAGAAGTTGATGGCAGTAAATTACGGAAAGTAATAATGTCATCTACTTCAGCGCCAGCATAACCCGAGTTGTTTACAACGTCGGCTTGACGTGGTGAGAAGATAGCAATACAATCCTTACGGTATTCGCAGATATTGTTGATGATGTGAACAGGAACTGTAGCTCCAGTTGGTCCACCACCAAGAATCAATGATACGTCAACAGATTCGGCAGACTTGAATAAATTATATCCGTTGATATAATCTGCCGCACGAGGCAGCGCGCCATCACGACCGTTATGAAGAGTAAAGACTACTGGTTTACTTGTTGTTCCAGTTCCACTATTGTGATTTACAGCTTGTGTTACTGATTTCGTATTGATTCCAGAAATATGAGCAGCCCACCACAACCAACGAGAATTCTTGTTGATGTAGTTTGAATAGTGGATAATTGTTCCATCTTCGCTATGGGCATTTGAAGCCTTCGAAAGCGCAGGGAATACCTCAAGAATTGTATCTGACACACCAGTAATACCACCTGGCTTGTCAACAACTACAACATGCATTTCATCGTTTGAACCGCCATACTTAGCAGCTTCAGTTGAAGTGCCTGGAGCAGAAGGAACATAATCGTAGTATTCCCAACGACGAGTTACTGTTGCAGTAGAAACGGCGTTACCAACATATGCAGAAGAAAGTGTCAGAGAGGTATTGCTTGAAATTGCAGATACTTTACGCTGAACTCTATCTGGTCCAAGCAAAAGAATGTCACCAAGTGCAACTTGACTTGAAAACAGTGTTCCTGAACCAGTTACAGATGTTGCGCCGTTTGCAACTGTAAGAGTTCCTGTTAGTGTACTTTCATATGCGTTGGCTGACAAGCAAGCTGAAACTTTGATATTGTTACCAAGAACACCTGGATACTTAGCAACCCAAGAACCAACACCGGTAATACCATTTGAATAATTGTTATCGTAATGATCTTCGTTCTTGATGATTGTATTTTGAGAATTAGACGAAGATGCAATAGCGTTTCTTGCACGAGCTGTATTTGAAGAAACTGTACCAGACTCGTTGATAACACGAACTGTATAGAGCGCGTTTCCGTATGCAAGAAAGTTTGCAGCAGTAAAAAAGTCTACAGCTGTATTTGTATTTGGCTGATAGAACTGCTTTACAAGAGTGTCTTCCGAGTCAACAAGGACGCGCTGACCAACTGGACCCCACTTGAAATGACCGGCAAATGCACCAGTTGTTGTTGAAACAGCAGGGATAATTGTTGTGAGATCGATCTCACTTACATTAACGCCTGGAGAAACTTGGAAACCCATCGGACTTATCTCCTTTTATGTAACGAAGGTATATGTAGCTTCGCGCCCTGAATCCTACTCGGTTTATTTATAAAAAACGGACTTTATTACCAAATTCGCCCGTCATTGAAGCCAGACTCAAATTCTTCAGAACTTCCGCTGTCCATTGAGTGGGTTTGATCGCCAGCATCAAAAAAACCAGCTGGAAGAAGGTCCTCATGAACATCTTTTAGTGTTTCACTCGCAAGATTTTTACGAACATCGCTATTTGTCAAGTCTTTGAAGTATGGTTGGGTAATCAACCAGCCAAAAAGAACCAAAGTCATAGCTAGGTCATCATGACAGCCTTCTTCAGCTTTATAGGTGTCTTTTGTTTCAACAAAGGTAGAAAGCTCTTCGATAGTATCAAAATCAGTAATGAGTAGCTTATTGCTTTCTACGATTGTCTTTAGATTTGAGCAACCAATCTTCTTGACAGCTTTTGTTGTGCGAACACCAAATGCTGATCTTGCATTGAAGCCGCCACCAATCTTGATATTCTTGTTTTTAGTAAAGGTGGCAATAACATTTTCATATTCAAGATCGGTAAACAGAGACTGAACAACCTGCTGACCGATGTTGTTAGTTTCGCCGAGTACCCAAGCGTTATTATACATTCGACAGAAACGATAGATTACGTCTGGAAACATAAGCGGAGAAACATCTCGACTTCTATACTTAGCCACTTGTTTATACGGCATTTGAGAAACGTCGAAGATTGATAACGCCGAGTAGTCACCTCCAACACCTTCTGATACGTCAAATACAGCAACATACAGCTTTCTTGGATCTGGTTCTTCGTAAAAATCTAAACCAAACTTATCTTTTGTTGCTGGCAACCAAGTTAGCTCACGTAGCTTCATAGGATGAATCAAGGTGCTTGTCGAACCAATAAACTCGCACTCAAACTCTTGGCGGAACTGCTCTTCGCTGGTATTGCGAATGGTCTGTTCTTTCCACTTGTCATCGCGTCCAGGAACATCCGACCAGTGAATCTCAATAGGAACATACTCACTTCGCTTCTCTGTAGCATCAACCCACATCTTGAAGAAGTGATTCATACCATTTGGTGTCGATACAATAATGATCTTGGTTGTTTGACCAGACGAAATTGTAGGATAAACCGAAGCAAAGAACTGATCAGCAAGATTGCGCTGCACGAACGCAAACTCGTCGAGAAAGATTAGATTGAACGATCCACCGCGGATGGCGCTAGATGATGTAGCAGCCGCAAGAACCTTTGAGCCGTTTTCAAGTTCAATATTACCTTTGTTCCAAGTAACAACACCTTGCTGCAACCATTGAGGTAAATACTCGTAAGCAAGTTGTAACTTAGCCAAAAGATCGCGCGCGAGCGCGCCCTTGTTCGCGAGAATGGCAACATTCTGTTGATCCGTAAAAAGAATCAACCAAAGAATATATGCAATAGACGTTGTGGACTTACCGACCTGACGAGGAAGCTTGCAGATAGAAAAGCGATTGTCTGCAAACGTGTGCAGCATCTTCGCTTGGAAATCCCACATATTGAATGGGATGAGACCTTTATCTACGTTGACGATTCTAATATAAGTGCGTGCAAAGTATTCCACATCATTAGCGCACTTCATATACTCTTCAACTTGTTCTTTAGTATATGAATGAATAACGCCAGCAGCTTTTAGATTTGGATTACCAAGATATGTCTTTACAGCCATTATTTTCTACCATTGATAAGAGACTGCAACTCCGCAGCGCTACCAACAAAGATGGCGTTCTGTGCATTGACACCACCACTATTGTTGCTTGCCTTATCAGTATCGTCTTTCTTCAGATCCTTTAGTTTTTTCTGGATGTCAAGTAAATCTTTGTTAGCGTCAACCAACGTCTTGATAAGACCTCCGACGACTTCAAAGGCTCTTGGGTGCTCTGAGGTTTTTGCCACGAGCAAAGCCTCTTCCAGAGCATCATTGCCTTTGTGGATGATGTTGTGAAGATTGTTACGAGCAGTTGCGAAATCGTCGTCCACATCGGAGCTTACCTCAATAGGTGGTAGCGTTTCTACCATTGATGGAGACGCCGGTAAGTTGAGCGCGTTTTCGACACTCAATTCAAAGTTTGTTTTATCTTTCATGATATCGGTTCGTCATTTCCTGTTTTTGGATTATACTTCAGACCGTCTGTATAGAAGAAAGTATTCGAGCAGAATCCATAATCGTCATCAGCTTCGATCTGAGTATATGGAATTGATGCTGTGCTATTTGTTGTTGGACTGCCGTTAGCCAATAGTCCAGGCTGAACAACAATACGCGAGCTGCGACCAGTTCTAGCAACATCATCAAGTGTAATTTTATTGCCAGTATTTCCTGTAACAATACCAAAATCGATTTGCGAACGCTTGATAATACCCTGACGACGAACTGGACCGTAGAAGTATCCTTTGACTGTAAAATCAAATGTATAAATCAAGGCACGACGAGTATCGAAGTCACCTTCGTATGTATCCTCAATCGAAACTGTGTTCAGAATGGTAGGCACATCCTGAGTAATACTCATCTCTGGAATCAAACGAACTTGGTTAGTCCACTCTGGTCCAAAGTAAGGAACAATCTGTTCCATGATCTGAGCGCCATCATCAGCGTTGCGAACGTAAGCATAAAGATTGAAGTTCAGGTCATACGGAACAGGCATATAAGTAAAGTCTAACTTGTTCCAGGTCATACGGAACAGGCATATAAGTAAAGTCTAACTTGTTCTTATCGCTTACAACCTTCACGTTGCGCGATGTCCCAGCCAAACGACGAGATCCGTCGTAGGCAAGAGTTGTCATCTCAAAACCCATACGGGGGAGCTGGATAGCAACTTGCTGGTCAAGATTTGGATCTTGTGTAATACGAACAAGAAACTTTTCTTTCGGACCGTAGGCAAGAGGAACAGCAACCGATTGTAACGATACGCCAGTTGTGTCTAAACGACGAACAACAATATCATTGAACATGTTACCAAACATGATAACATATTTACGAATAGATTGATGATAAAACTGCGATCCGAACATTAGAACCTATCAATTTCTGAGAAAGGATTGCGTTCGCTGAAGTCCAGATAATCAAAGGACTTGGCAGTAAACACTTCGTTGTTAGCGGTTTTGTTTTGCGTTTCGACGCGATATTCTTGCAGCATATAACCACCATCTTCAGCCAACATATTGTATCCGTCTTCCGTCTGAATCTGATAGATAAGAATATCTTGGCTATAACGAGTTTCGATGGCGTCAATTTCGGTATTGCCTGTAGCAATATCAATAGCGCCCATACGATCTACGAGTTCGCAAGTCAGTTCGTATGTGTATAGCTTGCCATGCTGATAGAAGATGTTTTCATGCTCGACAAACTTTACTTCATACAGCTTCTTGTTCAGCGGAAAGTAAACAAAGTCGCCTTCGAATGGTCTTGGTGAAGTCGTTTGATAACCTTCTGTTCCGCCATTTTCTAAACGCAAAGCAACAGAGTTTGCCCATGCTTTAGTATTAGCGTTTTCCAACTGAATGTTGTAACCAACTTCGGTTAGAACCTTTTCGTTCGATACCTGTTCCCAACGCTTACGAGCCATAACAAATGTAATCTGGTCACGGATTTCAAGATTGAACTTCGATAGAAAATCGCCTTCGCCTTCAAACTGCTGCGTGTTCTTGATGTACATTTCAATGTCGATAGCATCATTGAACTGTGACAGTGGGTCTTCACCGAGAAGCGCGTCTGGTCCTACAATAGTACGTGGCAAATACTTCACGTCAAGACCATAAATCTTGATTGATTCAATAATCAAGTCCTCAGCAGTATCCTGCTCGCGACCATATGTAAACGGACGGAAGTATTTGTTCGTTGCCATTGTTATCCGATCATGTCAGTGACTGGGAGTGAGTAATCCATGATTACTTCATCTTCGAGCTTGTTGATCTCTTCGTTTGCTTCTTCCCAAATCTTCTGACCATT